GCGAATCCCCGGCTATTGGGTTGGTGAAATTATCAAGACTTGTAGGGAAATTGATAGCCATTATCGGCTACCCGATCAGTCAAGCGTCAAAGTAAGTGATGTAATTTGAAAAGTATCGCCAGCAGTCACAGCAGCAGACGACGACAACGCACCAGTCCACAAAGCATTACCCGCAGTAGAAGCATCCCACATAGACCAATGCGTATAAGTTTCAGTAGCAGCAACGTTCGTCCACTCTAAAGTTGCAGAAGTTGATATAGCACCAGAAGCAGCAGTAGCCCACGCAGCGACCTTGCGAGTTGCCTCGGTAGCAGCCGAAGAAGTACCAGCCTCGCCGGCATCGGCAGTATGCAACTTCACATAAACGTTCGTAGGAATAGTCCAAGCAGTCTTGCCGGTCGTGTGTTCAAGAATCTTTAATTCCGCGTAGTTAGAAATCGACATACAAACCTTTCGTTCAACAGACTATACCAAATACAAAAGTGGGGCAACCGAGCGAGGGGACTCGGCTACCCCACATCTTGTGGAGGACTAACTAGTTATTAGTTAGCACCAATGCTGGATGACGACTCAATGCGACGCAACGAAGCTTCGCGGAAACGGCCGTAGCCACCGAGCCAATACCAACCGATTGGATTGAAACGCATGAGCGAGTCAACCACTGGGCCGCGAACGACCTTTGGTACAACACCATTTCCGTCAATCTGGCTGTAAGCCTTAGCCAAAGCCTGACGACCCATGATGTGTGTGCAGTACACGTCAACCGAACCAGTTGTGCTGGTTCCGTTTGAAGCATCAGTGAACACCTTGGCGCGTGGGGTCTCGATGAATCGTACTGATTCAAAGGTTCCAATTTCGCCGTTGTAGATGTTTGCTGTGTCAACGTTGATGTGAGGTGCGTTCCATGATGCGTTGCCGGTTTCACGACGAAGGTCGTACGACACGTCAGGATGGATGTAACCCATGTAGTAACCATTGAAAGTTGCAACGTTTGCAGCACGTAGAGCAGCGGTCTGCTTACGGATGTCGTTGGCTTCAATGATGTCTTCAGCCTGAACCGTTACACGGCTCGTAGCGTCAGTTGATCCACCGCCACCGTAGGCGACGTTGGTTCCACCAGCAAGGACTTCGCGAACAACCTGATCCATTGAGTCACCAGCGTTGTAACCGATAAGGTTCGCTGCTGCTGCATCAACGTCCAAGAACGCTGTTCCACGGAGTTTTGCGGTTGTGGCAATCGTGTTGCCGTATTCGGCCAAAGTTACTGTTACTTGACTGTCACCCATTGTTGCAGGGGTAAGGTCAGCAGTTTCGCTGAGGGTTGAGGTTGCTGCTGCAAGTTCGCTGAAAATCGTGAAGATTACAGCTGATCCTGGCATAGCTTGGTTTGTTGCTTGTACGTCAGCTGCCTGATCGAACAGCATCTCTGAACGTAGGGCGAAATACGCCAAACGATCGTAAGCAGACTGGTCTACAGACAACGAACTGGCTTGTGAAATTGCCATGTTGTTATTCCTTTAGGGGTAGCCCCAAAGAATGTGAATCCTAAGGGGAGTGATTAGTACTTTTCTGCTTCGGCTCGCGCCTGGGCCAGCAACTGCATCACTTCATCAGGGGATTTTGCATTGGCAACACGTTCAGCGTAATCAACAGGAGGTTCGCTAGTCTCGCCAGCTCGCGCTGCCTGTGCCACACGGTTCCATGACTGCTGTTCAGCAGCCACTTCCTTGTTCTGACTTGGTATGAGACTTGCTTCTTCTGCCGCTTGTCGAATGGCCTCCGGTGTTAATTCACCGTCGTAGCCTTTAACGAAATACTTGTACTTCGGATCGTTCGGGTCCATGCCCGCTTTCACGAAATTAAGTTCTCGTTGGGCTGCCTCTGCTCCCGCTGCCTGCTCACGTAAAGCCTTATTTTCGGCTTCAAGCTTCCGCATATGCGCTCGCATAGGGTCCTTCGATTGCTGCTGGTCTTGCACTGCATCATCCTCAAACTCGTAGTTTGCATCTGACATGACCCACTCCTTCTGCCCACACCCGGATGGAGGTTCCCGGATGGCTGCAAGTCTCACCCCTTTTGCACATTGAAACCGGGGGCTTTCCAATGGTGTCCGTAACCGAACATTCCCAGTATACACACACTTGACTTGCAAGTGTCAAGTATGTTATTGCGCTTTACCTACCGAAGTAGAAATTGAGCCTGATGTTTCACCAGTTGTCCGAGCAAATGATCCGCCACCACCGAACTCACCAACACGAAGACGCTTACGACGCTCTAACTCTTGTTGCGCGGCGACATCAATCCCGAATGCCGCACCTGCCAGTTGTTCATTCGACAGTACAGTCTCGCCCGCAAAGGTCTGCCTTAGTTCGCCTAGGCCGCCGACTTCAGCAAATCCGGCGCGAGCCTGTTGGTCAGTAATTCCACGTCGAGCAAGGTCCTCGGCATAAGTACCGGACAATTGGATTCCACCCTGTTCCAAACCACGTGCGGCAATACTGGCTGCCTGGGCCTGGCGGGTTAGCAAAGGAGCCGTGCGCTTAGGGTCAAGAAAGTAGGCAGCAAGTTCGCCTTCTCCAACACCATACAAAGTTCTCATTTGTTCCTTGACCGCTGGATCAGCGTCAGCGACAGCACGGTAACCCTGCTGGACACGTTCGTTCAATTCCGCCGGAGAAACGTCGCCTTCGATTAACGCCTGAAAGTCATCAGACTGGTCATAAAAATTTGCCGGTAAGCCGTTGGATTGAAGTGTTTGACGGAACTGATTTTCCAAACCAATGTATGAGGCCGGATCAAGTTCAGATAGTCCAGCCTTCAATCGGGCAGCGTTACCGGCAAAACGTTTTTGGTATGCAGGTTGTTCACGTATAGCAAAAATAACTGCATCAGGGTTGTTGATGTTTACGGTTTCTTTTCCAATAATTTCGGTATAAACGAAATCGGTTAAATCCCCTAAACCGTAAGTACTAAGAACGGCAGCCATCGTAGAACGTGCATTTTGTTTACGTTGTTTTGTTTCTAGGTCTGCTTGTTGTTGTGCAAAAGCAAGGTCGCCCGCTGCACGGGAGTCAGCCGCTTCACGATCTAAACGAGCAATACGTTCTGCTTCGCTCTCAGGTGCGACATACGCAGGTTCTACATATGGTGCTGCCTCATCAAATACGCTTCTTGGAGTACCGCCGGCATAAACCATATCTGCCGCAGGATCAACGCCACTTGCCATACGTTCTTGAACACCAAAACCAAAACCCGGATCTCCGTAGGTTGTACTTGGACCTGTGGCAGCAGCAGGAGCTGGAGGGGAAACCGTTGCAGGTTTTCTAGGAATAGTTGGGGCGGGGACAGCCTCGGCAACATCAATCATTGGTCCTGGTCCTGGACCAGTCCAATTAGGGTCACGCATCTTCACCATTATGCAACCTTCCCAAATGCTCTAGCCAAAGTCAAAGCAACATCAGTAGCCTGCTGGTTAGCTTGTTTTGTATACTGCCAACCAAAACGGTCATCAGTTTTAATTTTTTCAATCCACTGCGATAACGACAACTGGCCACCAGCGTTGTTGTCAAAAGCTTGCAAGTATGGTCCCTCGAACATATTGATTTGATCTTCTGGCTTCTCTAACAGCTGAGCAGCATAAGTGCGATATGAAGAACCAATTTGATCCAAGGTTAAACCAGCATCAAACTGATTACTCAGATGGGGCATAGCTCCTTTCCACTTGGCTTGCAACTGTTCACGCAAAGCATCCTCAGTCAACACAAGGCCAGTAGCCGGATCAGCTTTACCGGTCAAGATTGATTGGATCTGACCATCAGTAATCTTCGTATTCCAACCACGTCCAATGCTGCGGATACGGTCAGCGTCAGCACCTTCCAACACTCTGCCGGCAAGCGCGGTCTGCACACCTCCAGCTCCAGGCTTTAACGCTCCGGCATATACAGCTTGTTGCAGACCAAGACCGGTAAGGCCCAAACGTGCAGCGTTAGTAGCAAGTTGGGTGAGGGTTGCATCGTCAAATGAAACATCACCGTACGAGTTGGCAATCTCCAACTTTTTGTTATTAATTAATCGATCGCGGTCAACGCCAATTGCCTGATCAAAACTCTTCGCAGTTGTTTCAGTTGTCTGCCAATAAACGGTTTGCTTGAGTCTCTTCTTGAATGCCGCAACAGAAGCTTCAGTTGTCAGACCAAGAAATTCACCCTTTGGTTTGGCAGCTTCGATCATCAGATTGATCATGTCCTGACCAAAATGTTGTGCAGAGTTTGCTGCTAGCCAGTCTTTCGAATAGCCAGGAAACTGGTCTTGCAATACTGCTTGCCAGTCACCAACTTTAAACTTCGCGGTATCTGTTGTCCCACCGCCAATTGTCCCACCGGAACCAGGAACACCGGTTTGCCCAGCTCCTGGGGTTCCTTTAGGTTTGACTACAGCAGCGGCAGCAGTATCGACAGGTGGAGCAAACTGTTTAGCCATCGCCTCAAGACGTGCAGATTCCGCGGTCTGACCACGCTTAGTCGACTCAGCAGAAGTGATCGATGCACCAGCGAGTACCGGGGTAGAAACAGTTTCATTTACAATCCCTCTAGCAAGTTCAGGCTTAGAGCCAACAATCTGATTTGCGCGCTCTTGAAACAATCTAAACTCTTTAGACTTTTGTTCGTCACGAACTCTTTCTTGTCTGGTGACAGTCCCGTATTTGTCAGTTGAAACAACTTCAGTTCTAGAAGTTTCCCTGTCTTTTTCTTGAATAGCAGAATTGACAAGACTAGTTACTTTCGCCGGAACCGTCGAGGCCAACTGGAAGTCGGTCCTACTAATAGTTTTTCCCCAAAAGTCGACACCAAGTGGATAATTTTTTGAACGAAGTTCTTTTACTTTTGGTGTAATCGTTGATTCAACAATACGCCAAGCACCAGCCAAAGCCAATTGCTGGTCCGCTTTCGACAGTTTTGACTCTTTGCTTTTGCTGTCATCAAATTTTGCTTGCAAAGTATTTACGGCTTTGACAGCATCCGCATAAGCTTTAATTTCCGGATCGTTGTAGTTTCCGGCTTTACGATGGTAATCCTGTATTTCATAAATTTCCGCTGCCGAATACAGAACTTTGTCTCTAGCCATTGGCTTAATGGACTTAACCCGGTAGCTGTTGTCCCATTCTTCTCGCGCCGTGATTTGTCCCGGTATATCAGTTTTGACTATTTGGACTAAACCATTTTTGATCGCATCAAAGTCGTTAGAGTTTCTTGGCTTTATCCCGTTGTACGATTTCCCAGGAACAAATCCGCCACGCATAGCATCGAGTGTTGTTTTCTGATCGCTTAATAGTTGTTTGAGTTCTTTAACGGTTTCTTTAACCGGTGGAGCTGGAACCTGCAACTTTGGGTCAGTAAAATCAAAAGAAGTAATGCCTTCACCGGTAACGACAGAACCCTCAAAAAGATTAAAACCTGAATCGTTAGCCATTATCCACCATTCCTGAGCATCTGAGACACAATGTCTGCTGCGCGAGTAAACCCATAAGCTTGAGCCTGTGTGGGGTCTACTTGCTGTGGGGCCATATCGACAAGAGTACTCGTCGAAGTGGTCGTAGAAACCTCTTGAGACTGCACAGAGCGGATTGCTCGTTGCAATTCTTCCTTGGTTAGTTTGCGACCCAACATGGCAAAAGATTCATCTTGCAATGCTTTACCCAAGTCAACAGCAGAAGTGGCTTTACGTCCGGAACCACCAGCATTTTTTATTGGGAAATCTTGCCGGAAGAAATTAAGCGATGTCTGCCAGTCGTATCCATAGGTGTTTGCCGTAGTCAAAAAGTCTTGCATGGCTTTAATATCTGCTGGAGCTAAACCGTTTTCGGATGGTTTGGCTTTGCCATCGTAAACGTTCCTCTGGTACAGCTCGGTCAGTAAAGCTAAACGTTGAGTTGTGTCAAGAGTTTTCGTCAATTCAATGACTGGGTCATTCTGCATATCATAAGCAGCTCGGTAAACGATGCCCTTGGAGTCAGCAAGATAATTGCCTGGGTACAAATATTTTCCAGGACCGGTCTGTTGACCAAGTTTTGTTTTACCAACAAGATCTGGAGCAAGGCCGGAAACCTCGCGAGGTAAAGCTTGTTTTTCCTTTGAGGCAATAACTGGGGCAGGACCGAGACCAAGCGGGTCAGGGTTTACCGGTATTACAGGAACTGGCTCGTTTTTGCTTGGCATCATGCTCATTGGTCTACCTCTGATAGTAATTCACGTTCCCAAACACGCCCGAAATCTGGAACTTGTAAGGCAAGCGCATCACCAATGCTAGTCAAGTACCCTCGCAACGGTTCTGCACCCTTAGATGTGGCCAGTCCTTGAGCAGAACCGCCGGAGGCAACCCACTGGGCAAGAACCTGATCGCGATAACCAAAGTATGTGCTAACTGCTTTAGCCACATCGTTATCTTTTAGCCGCGGATCAGTAACAGCTTGCTTCATCTGTTCAACCTTCTTCTCAAATACACCAACGGTAAACTCTGGGACAACAGGGAAGCCAGGGTACTTATCGTGAAGAGCAACTCTGACGTTCTTCAACCAGGCTCTCTGATCTTCGTTAGGATAAGCCCCAACTTGTGAGCGGTAAGACTTGTACTGCGTGGCAGCAACACGATACTGGGCTTGTTCAATAACTTGTTTATCGTTTAGGCGTTCGCGTTTGCCGCTAGTTATCTGTCGCTGCCAAACATTGATGTCATACTCTGATCCACCCGGGGCAAAGAAAGCATAGATATCTGGGTAATCCCTTATAACGCCTTTGTTTGTGCGTTCCCAGTTACCAAACTCTCTGGTTGCTTCCAGACCGGTGATTGTCGCTTTTGACTTTGATGACAAGTAAAGCAAAGCATCTTCACCGTAGATACGCATGAACTCACCAACAGCAGTGTCATAGTTGTTTTGTTGTAGTTGGTAAAACTCTTTTACAAGTTGTGAAGCAAGAATGTCACCATCTTTTGTTGGGATATTAAACTCCACGCTTGGCGAAGTTGGACCAAAGAATTGCCCCAATGCCCTCATCGAAGTAAGAATGCGAGCCTTTCCTTTAGCGTCTTCCATAAGTTGGCGTTGGCCTTCGGGTGTATTCAAATCATAATTACCTGAAGCAGACAAAGCGCGCATCGTATCGATATATGTATTCGCATAGATACCATCAAGTTTCGATGGGTCATCAAACAAACCTGAACGGAGTTTTTTAACCCACGAAGGTTCTAGGGTTGCGCCAGTACCGCGACCATACGGAAGCAAAATGCTTGTGATTCCGTCAAATGTTGGGGTGTCCGGAATAAGCTTGCTTGCAGCGATCTGACCTACCGGCCCAAGTGCAGGATGCCAGTCCAAACCGATCGACACTCGCTTCACAGTTCCCTGAAGTGGGGCATCGATACCAGTAGCAAGTTTAGATAGTTCCCCGGATAGCGGAAAATTAAATGTATATTCGTTTGTTGTTGGATCTTTATAAAAGAATCCTCTGCCGTTCCCATCCGGATCAAAATCCGTTGCACCCTTAAACATCAGTTGTGCGCGACGTATACGTGTTGGGTCCTCAATAGCGAACTTGGCATATGTACCAATAACTTCAGACCATGCAGCGCCAAACGGCATGACTATACGCAGAATATCCTGCAAGTTGTTTTTGTTCGAAGCATTAAACAACGCTTCTTTGACGCTGTCCAAAGCGATAAGACCCGCATAATCATCGAGCTGTTCTATCGTTGCTGTGCCATTGGCCTTACTTGCCATTGACTGTATCTTTTTCCAATTCTCTGTTGTGCCAACATAATCTTTTGGCTTCATATCAATTTTTGCGGCTTGCGCTTCGATGTTGGTTATGAGCTTCTTAGCCTCGTCGGGTGTCAAAGCATCAACGTTTTTTGATACCTTCTCATAGTAAAACTGGCGGTACAGCGGAGAACGCTCCATCGGATTAACAACCCTGTTTTCGTACACCTTGTGAAAAAACCAGTCCGTTCCCTGCTTGAGCATTTTGTCAAGAGGATTTTTTGCGTCTTTGATAACTGTTGTTTCAGCAAGTTTTGCGTGTTGAGGCAAATCGACAACTGCCTGTTTATCTGAAATGAATTTTGCCAATTCTGCACGACCACGGACAAGTTCTTCTGCGTCAGTTGTTTTGCCAACAAAACGGTTTGCCGATACACGCTGTATTTGCCAGTTGCCACCGGACTCGTTAATGACAATTCCGTATTCAGGTTTTCCGGCAGCATCAAAACCAAGATCGATCAATGATCCCTTGCCGGCTTTTCCGCCTACGCCGATAGCACCTGGTCCGTCAATGATTTGGCTTGGCTTAATACTTGATATTGCCTCGACAGATGTTTGTGGGAGCGGGACACGGCCATGACCAATAGCAAATTTCAATTCACTATCGCCAGCAGTCTTGAGGTCTACTCTTCCTTTGGCTAGTTTCTCGATCCAGTCACGGAGAACGTTGTCATCAACTTGCGAGACAATTACTTTCTGCGAGTATCCGGAACTATTAGCAAGACTGATTCCACCCTTTAGGTATTCTTCAATTTGTTTTACGGCTGCTTTGCCTTTTTCGTTAGTTTTTAGATAGTTCAACAATTGGTCAGTATCAAGACCTTTTGCGTAACCATTCTCAATGGTGTCTTTTGCTATCTGGACATATTCCTCAACCATGCCCTTTAGCCATAGATCTGGTTCAGCCATTTTGTTTACGACTTTGTATGAACCGTTTCTCACCGCACGAACCTGCGATGGAACAATGTCTTCCAAGCTTTGGCCAAGCGACATTTGCATAGCGGCATGATAATAATCTGTGACGTCATCCCAGTTCGCCGCTGTTTTGTCAATAAGGTCGTCAAATGCTTTTCCAACAATACGTTCAGCGCCTTTTTCTTTCATCGCCCACTGGATGTATCGAAGCGGATGGTTGAAAAATCCTTCTTTTCCAATAGTCGCAATACGTACCTGGGCATCAAACATATTTCGCATGATGTATCCACCAGTGGCAAGAGTTACTGGTTTCCAAATATTGTTTTGTATATATTCTGTTGCAGCGATAAGGCTTCTAGCGTCAGCTGTCTCAGGGTTGGTTAAAACCTTTTTCAAGAAAGGGTTACCAGTAATGCGGCGTACTTGTCGAACGTCCGGTAAAACGTGTGCGCTGTTAAGAAGTTCAACTACAGAGCCTGGGCCATGTAGAACAAGAGCGTCAATTTGCTGTGGGGATAAGTTCGCGAACTGGGCTTTGTCGATCAGTCCACTTTTGATAAGCGCTTGGGCCATGCCGCCATCTGCCGGGTTGCCGGCTTCGTCAATAAAGTATCTTTTTGTTTCTTCAAGGTTGCCTTGTATATTGTCAAAAATGTTTTTGACAACTGCGTCGCTTGCGCCTTCTTCTTTCATCAAGACTTTCACTGTTGAATCAAATGCGTCTCGGGCTGCATCTACACCGGCTTTTGAGTTATCGGCATACGCAGAGAAAATGTTTTTCATTAGCGCTTCGCCTTCAACGGTATCCGTGAACCCACCTTTAATTGTGTTCAAGTAGTTTCCGTAATCTTTGATTGCTTTAACTCTGTCCGCAGATGAACCGTGAATAACTAGAGTGTCCGGAACTTCTGTCAACAAACGAGAATCCCTAAAGTTGTTGTAGAAGGGAATGCGTTCTTTCACTACGGTTCCCCACTTAGCTCCACGTATATCCCGGATATCTCCAGGCAACATACGAGATGACACGTCTTTCAAGATTGAGCTTTGCTCGCCCAACAAAGCATAAATTTGGTCTTTCGATGTTGAATTAGCTAAACGCTGTGCAGTTTCTGCATCAATCTTAAAATCAAAAACATCTTTTAAAATCTTGTAACCGTTGTTATTGGCTGGATCAGCCAACGACTCGACAAGGCGAACAGCTCGGCGGTCTGTTTGAAAGAACTTCATGAACGCAGAATTGTCAAACGCTGCCGCTTCAGATGTCGATAGTCCAGCTAGTGCGCGTGTTCCAGCGTCGGCAATTTTCCTTACAGCAGCAAGCTCGTCTGCTGTTTTTAGTCCCTGTATTGCAGCACTCTTAACCAACCCAGACTCTGTAAGTCCTTTGGCTAAAACATTAGATATAGCCTTGGTCCCAATCAGGCCCTTTGTTACTTCTTCTCCGGCGCGAGCGGCCTTCAGCGCTTGGCCAGCATAAAGCGTTGGGTCAGCAAGAACGTTTACAGCAGCGTCAAGAAACCCTGACAACAAGTTGTATTGCATGGAACCTGGGGCGAACACTGCTGATGCAGCACCACGACCGACTGTCCATGCGCTCCCGTTGATTGTTCCTCTGACTTGTCGTGCACGTTCAGACTGTTTCTCTGCCGCAGTCCCGGACATAAACCAACCGGTTCCAGCGTCGACGGCCACACGTGATTGAGTTCCGTCTGGATTTGTCACAAGAGTCGTATCACCCTGTGACGCACCGGTCATTGTTCCTAGTGCTGTTGATTTAAACCATCCATCAAAACCAGCAGGATCGTTCTCAGAAAAGATTTGCGAAGCAAGGTTTTGTGTTACATCGGGAACAAATTGCAAAGCAGCAAAACCCCAACGTGCAGTTTCTTTTATGTTGTTGTAAACATTGCGCTCAAACCAAGATTGGTTTTTAGGTTTTTGCGGGTCAAGCGCAGCGGGAACAATTCTTGACTGTAAATCTGATGCGAGAGCTGTCGCCTGTGGTGATGCATTTGATTTTGCTAAAGCAAGCACTTGCCCTGGCGTCAACCACGGGCTGTTCCGATAAATAGTTGCAGCGGCTTCAGCAAGTTTTGGTGTTGCGTTAGCTTTGTATAGAGTTTGCTGTTTGTCTTTGTTCGCTATAAAGTCGTTAATACGCTGTTCGGAAACTCCGTCAACAAATGATGATGGCATTACAAACCATCACGTGAATACGAGTCAATCAAATCTGCGAGATCGCTGTTTGGGAACATTTGGAAAATCATTCGAAGTTCTTCTAGCGCGCTATCTCCAGATGGTTGCGGAATACCAGCACCAACCGGGCTAGGTCCTGCACCAAACGGCGCACCAGCTGTGATCGGCTCCATTGGCCGCTCGGTTGGCCGAGTCAAAGAACCAAGTGTTCCAGGAACCGGACGTTGTATTTCTGTTGGCGGTGCACCCATCGGGACCGCGCGTTGTGCATTCATTTGTTGTGTTGCTTTGCCATAGGTTTGACCTGTGGCTGCCTGAATTGCTACACGGTTAGTTCCTGCTTGAACGTCGCTCATTGTCCCCCTAGTTGTGCGAGTAACTGACCAATCTGTGGTGGGCCGCCTGCTGGTGGGCCTGCTGGTTGTTCCATACCCATGCCTGGCATACCCATGCCCGGCATAGTTTCAGGTGCACCGGCTGGTGCAGGTGTTGCCTGACGATCCTTGGCACGTTGATCGGTACGACGTACTGCTTCGAATAGTGGCAAGTCTTGCTCTACAACTAGTTTTGTCAGATAGGCCAAATCTTCTGGCTGATACGGACCATTAGGATCCGAAGCTTGTTGTTGAATACTCGTAAGTAAAGCAGACTCAACCCCTTCTGAAATAATGCGATCATGTTCTAAGTCTGGGTCGCTAATCAACGGGTCGGCTTCACGAGCGGATTCTTTAGACATAAGTCCTGTTCCGAGTCGTTGACCGAGGCCGACAATTAGCGAGTTGACATCCGAGCCGGCCGCAGAGTAGGCGACATAGTGGAAGTCTGTTTGCCAAAGTTTGTTTGGGGTATAGGTTTCTTCTCCGACAGATGATTTGCGTCCAAAGAAAAAAGACTTTTGTTGGTTGCCCCAATACGCTTTTTCAATAGCAATAGCAACTTTGTCTTCTTCAAGGATGGATTGCTCAAAGGTTGCTTGTGCTTCTTGAACACGGAAGTCAACTGTTGCTGACAACACAGACTCTCCGCGTCGACCGGTACGGATGTTGGATGCTGATTCGCCGCCAAACTCGGCAGGGATCGCACCCTCTAAACGTTCTTGTCGTTCCAAACGATCAAGTGCTGTATCGGTTTTGTATCCAGGGTTGAGTTGCAACTGTTGAATGTCGCCACCCTTAACAACACCAAGTTGTCCGGCTTTGCCGTCAGCAATCTGCAAGATTTCAGGGTTCTCACCTGGTCGAGCAATTAGGTATTCTTCAGGGAAGATGCCGCGCTCAATAGCAATTTCGGTAAGTGCTTGTAGTCGTGCGCGGGTGTAATACATTCCCATCACACCATCAAACTGGCCGCGTGGTTTATCGAGGGTAATGCGGTTAGCAACGATTGCTAGTGGCATACCTGTACGGTTCGGGATGTATTCAAGCATCATTGCTTCAATGCCGGCACGTTCACCTGGGGTTAGGTTCGGTGAATCTTCTGCGCCAAGAACAATGAGCTGGATGCACTCTGGTGAAACATATTCGAGCATGGTGTAGCGGGTGTCGGCAGCAATTTTTCCTAAACGCAGTTTGCCCAACACGAGTTGACCGTAGTTTTGTAACAGGTAACTGGCGGTTGCTTTGTAGGTGAAAATGCAGTCTTCCGGGATTGGATTGTCTGGATCATCTACTGGTGCAGCAAAAGTGTCTAGTGGGTTGCGTACAGACCACACTGGCATTAAGGTTTTGAAGTCGGGTTTGATAACTACGGCTGATTGGGAGTAGCCAAGTAGGTGTCGTGCGCGACGTCGCATCTTCATCTGCATACGGTTGTGATCCCAAATGGACAGCATGGCACGTTTGCGCATACGAGCGGACGTCTTGGAACGCTCTGAGCCTTCTTTAACCGGAGGGAAATACGGCGATGGCATTGTTGATGTCACGCGCATGGACATCTGATCTAAACCCTGCACCAACAGGTTAGCTACTGAGGATTTAGCATTTTTGTCTAGTTCGTTTAGGGGAACAATTACGTCTCCGTTGGCAAGATCGCGTACACGACGCATTTGTTCTTGAACAGGACCCTGATTTCTACGACGTTGTTCGTAAAGTTTGACGATTTCCTCTGTAGACAGCATTTAGATACAAGTTATCATACGAGCCAAGATGGTCGCCACTTCTTTTGTGGTCGACTTATAGGTGACAAGTTGGGTAAATGCAGCATCGCCATCCAACACGCCATCACAAGGTCAGTACCGTTTTTCTTGTCTCTGGTCCATGATGAGTGTTCTTCGATGAAGGCAAGTGTTTTCCAGTTTTCCCGCATAGATGGGGTTCGGATTGCACCGGAACGAAACAACTGTGGAAGTAACGCTTCCACACCAAGGTTTTCGTCAATCTTGTTACGGCTTGTGGTATGCGCAATTACGTTTACGTTATGTCTGGACTGCCATTTGCGAACAAAGTCGTGTGCCAACAAGAATCTTTGGGCTGCGTTGACCTCAACTACCCAGTGTGAGATCGGGTAGCCCATGTCCATAGCCCTGTTCTGCCAATCTTCCATAATCCCGGAATAGTCCCGAGTCGTAGTATCAAAACCAAGTAGCTGTTCGGCTGTAAGTTTGACTCGCTCAACGTCAATTAGAAATCGAAGGTTGGTTTCAGGCTGGTAGATCCACCATTGGATAGCCCAGAACATGGTTGGGGATGGGTCAACGCTGGCAATCGAGATAAGCGGTGGCTGGAGGTTGGACGGTACGTGACCTGGACGCCGGTCGTTATCTACACAGCCTGGGTACAGCACCCCGTCAGGCCCCACACCTCCGGTTGCCCACACACGCTCAATTAGATAATTGCCTTCAGCTTGATCTTCTTGCTGATATACCACCGCAAACTTGGATGGGTTGGAGTGCTTAACGTACGAAAGGTCTTTCCATGAAAGCCGGTGGGGATCTAGCAGTGGTCCGTTGGGCCATGCCGGCGAAGAGTTCCGCTTCGATGAAATACCTGTATCTAAATCCTCATAGTAAGCCTTGTAGATGAGGTGGTGATATTTCTGTTTCTTTAATGGTTCCTTCGCCTCAGAAATGTCTGTTGTATCTGATCCGTCATAGTCGTCTTCGAAATCTTCGTAGGTGACTTTGCTGAGGCAATGAGCGTAGAGGTCCAACGGTCCAAGTCTTTGTCCCACGACGGCGAGCAAACCGCCCGGATCGACTCGTGCTTCAGCCATTGAATCCCATCTCTCAATGAGTTTGTCTCTAGCCGCAGATTCTTTAGCGTTCTCCGGTGACGCAACGTCATCAAACAAACATAGATCGGCACGATGACCAATGAATTCAGACTCAATACCATAAGCAGAAACAGTTGGTTCCTTGTTATCCAGCCCACCCATATCCTCCTGTTCGACAATGAATTCTTCTGCCCGCCACAACGACCCAGAAGTTGAGGGTTTAAATCTACCGTAGTCAATAGCCAGACAGGCTTCCGCCTTAATTGCTAGCCCTTTGTCAATCAGCACAGGGTCAGGATCCAACGGAAACTGGCGTTCCAAGGTTTCCCGGATACGACGGGAGTACATCTTGGCCAGTGACTGCGAAACAGAGCCAATCATCACACGGATCTTGCGGTTCTTTACTATCTGCCACACAGCAATATCGTGAAACAGGGTCGACTTACCTGCACCTGGAGGACAGTTCAACACCACAAACTGTTTATCGTTAGACAACAAATAGGCTTCAATCTTGTATGCGGCATCTACCTGCCACGGACTAGGGACACGACCCAAATATCTGCGCCGGAAATAGTCAAAGTCGACAAGCCCACGTTGTGCTTCCTCACTCAAACGGTCATATGGGATAACAGGTGGAAGATCAGAAACATCCATCACCTTCGCCCAAGCATCAGCCTGAACACCACCCACCTTCTTACGAGCAGTCCCCTGCTCCAACTTCCCAACCTCTATCTCAGCTTTAGCAATCTTCTTCTTCGCATCCCACTTTTGTGCAGTGTTGTAATGAACACCCGAAATCTTTGCAGCATCCTTAATTGACATACCAGACGCACGAGCCTGCCAGAAACGTGCCACATCCTGTGGAGGAACTTGTCGTCGCCCGCTACGCCCCGCTGTCATTGTTCTGATAATCTACCACCGTTGGTGGGTGTGCCGTAGAGCAACAGCACTTTAATGAACTGGATGGCTCCGGGCCTCCTACACACCCACCGACATTCTTAGTTGCAAAACATAAATGTGCGTGTACACTCTACGATCACACCCGTCGAGATGACGGCAAACCAGCAATAAACATGGCTGTACACCGGTTGCATGGTGCGGGGCGTAAACAGGGGAACCTGGGTAGATGAACTATTAACTGGTTCAAGCAGCGTGATGAACGACATATCATCAAACAAAGGTGTCGGCTAAATACTTGGCTACGGCGACCTGCTCTAAAAGGAGCGAACCGTGGGGGGAGCTAACAATCTTTGGCCCACCCCAATAGACATACACACAGTATGTGAATATTCCCAACAAAGCCAAACCGGCAACCACCCACAGTGACCACAACCCCCCCCACCCAAAGTAGTCACAAAACCACATATCGAGAGCAACAGTAATATGTATCCTATACCCGGGGTGCTACGGCATACCCCCCGTGCTCGATGGTGGCGCTTACCGCGTACGCGCGGTGGACGCTCACGATTCGGAGGACTCTTACCGCGCGCGCGCAATGTACGAGACCCATACCCCCGCAATACGCCCAACAAGTCACCCCCCGCACGTCATCGAGTAACGTTCGCCGCGTGTCGCCTACTGTCGGTGGTCGAGTGTTGCTCGACTTTTCGAATGACTTGCAATCGTCGAGTGATGGTGCTACGCTCGTCTCATCGAGTCCGATTCGGGTTCGATCCTTACGGAGGCGTAAGGCGATTAGTTAGGGGTTAGTCAATGGATACAGTGGAATTATTCGGTTACGATTACAAGCGCCAGGCTTGGTATGACGGGGGCGTGTATGTCCGATGCGGGCATCCCGACTCGATGGGTTGCGAATGCTACGGCCGTCTAAACGAGGGCAAGTCCGTTATCGTCGAGGCGCTCGAGCCGTGGCTCTACTCGGTCAAATTGCCTCGGGCATTCTTCGCCGATCACGCGTCTAGATGCATCACTCGAGACGTGGTGACACGTTCGACGAGCAAGGGCATTATCGTCGATCTCGAGGCGCGCGAGGTTGCCAACTTGCTCAATGACGCGGACCATTGGTCCACCGAGTGGCGGGAACTAGGCCAGGCCGAGGGGTTCGGGCTCGGCTCGAGTGCTCGAGCAACGGCCG